ATGAATCAAATTTTAGTTACAAAAAAGTTATATATAACACCAGAACTAAAAAGAAAAAAGAAAGTATATAAATTTGAATTTATTATATCTATTTTTTTAGTTTGTGTTCTAACATCTTTATGTATATATGCTGAATATGATAGAACAAAAAATGAAAAAACCTCTTCGGAAATTTTATCGGATTTTAATCAGGTACTTACAGAAACAGCACAAAGTGATACTACAAAGAGCTCTGACGATGATGTATTGGTTGTAATATTAAATAATATGGGAGATTACGCTACAGAAGCAGCTACAGAAGAAACAACTGCACAAGAGTTAGAAACTTTGGCAAACCAGACAGAAAAAAGAACATCAAAAAGTGGATATAAATATTCTACAATAGCAAGTATAAGCATACCAAAAATAAATGTTAATTATCCAATTTTGCAAGGAGAAACAGGGTCAGATGCAGAGACAGAAGAATTACTAAAATTATCACCATGTAAATTCCATGGACCACAACCAAATGAAGTTGGAAACTTCTGTATTGTAGGACACAATTATAGAGATAATAGATTTTTTAGTAAAGTTAAAAACTTAGTTGTTGGAGATACAATACAAATTAAAGATTTAAGCAAAAGAACAATTACATATCAAGTGTATGATAAACATACTGTAGATCCAAATGATACAAAAGATACCACTCAATGGACTGGTGGAAAGAAAGAAGTTACATTAATTACTTGTACTGATGATAGTTCATTAAGAATTATAGTAAAATGCAAAGAAGTAAAATAGATAATTAATTTGTAAAATAATTAGTTAAACACATATAACCAAAAGCAAATCCTTTTCATATAATAAATAAAAAGTATGAGGAGGATTTTACTTTGGCAAAAATTTTAGTTTTTAATAATGATACATTAAAACTAAAAAGACATACACTAAATTTTGTAGTGTATATCTATATTTTTATCGGTTATAACTATTTTATCTATAATTGTATGACAAAGCAATTTTAATTGTTCAAAATCAGTTGTATTAATTTTTTCATTAATATTTTTAACATATTCTATTAAATAATTATCATCTGTTATATTATTTTTTTCAATAATAGTACTTAATTGAGAAGAAATATTTTGTTTTTCTTTTTCTAGATTCTCTATTTTTTGATTAATATATTTTGAAATAGTTATATTTCCTTCTGCAATAGAATTTATTAGATTTTGAATTTGTATATCTATTTTTATAATTTGGTTTTCAAATTCTTCTTTTTGTTTCAATAGATTTATATTTTCTTTTTTATTATTTTTCATATGTTTTTCAATCTTAGTTTCTATTTCATTTGAATTAAAATGTTTTTTTATATCATTAATAACTATATCTTCTAATTTTGAAATATCAATCATTTTATTGTCACATTTAATTCTGCCTAAATTTTTTTTTGTACTACAAATTAAATAATAATATTGAATGCCGTGTTTATTTTTGCACCCTTGTGTAACCATATTAGAAGAACACTTTCCACATTTAACTAAACCACACAAGAAAGATATTTTTGAAGAATTTGAACGTGGAGCTAAGTTCTTCTTTGTACCTTTAATATTTTGTGCTCTAAACCAATCCTCGTTTGAAATAACAGGTACACAATTAATTAAAGATAAGAACATTTCATCATAATTTCTAAGAGCTTTAACATTTGTGTTCTTTTTTGCATTTCCATATAAATTTGCAGTTTTTTTACCATCAAAAGCATCAATATTATTAGTTATACAAGTACCACATTTATTAAAATAGTCATATATTTTTGTTGTAGCTTCAGTATAAATCGGTCTTGACAATATAGAATTTACAGCATTAATACCCCAATTACTATCTCCTTTTTTTGTTGGTATATTTTTTAAATTTAATTGTTGAGCTATTTTTCTCATACTAATATTTTGTTTTGTATACATATCATAAATCTTTTTCACTATTTCAGATTCATTTTTGTTTTCAATTAATATAGAATGTCTTTTTCCGTCACTTCCAATAACATGCTCTATAGAATATCCATATGGAGCATATCCACCAGCCCAATAACCATTATTAGCTCTAAAATAATAATTGTCGGTAACACGTTCAACAATAGTTTCTCTTTCTAGTTGTGCAAATGTCATGACAATATTGATCATAGCTCTACCCATAGGAGTGTTAGTATCAAAATTTTCAGTAGCGGAAATAAAGTCTACATTATATTTGTCAAACATTATTAATAGTTGAGAAAAATCAGCAATACTTCTGCTTATACGGTCTAATCTATAAGCTATGACTCTAGTAATAATACCAGACTTTATATCTTCAAGAAGTTTTGAAAATTGAGGTCTATTTATGTTTTTCCCAGAATATCCAGCATCTTTATAGATTTTATAATCTTGATTTTCACAATAATATTTACATTTTTCTATTTGTGTTTCAATACTAACACTATCTTTTTTTTCTATAGATTGTCTTGCATAAATAGCTATCATATTATCACTCCTATTCAAAAGCACCTTTTATTTTAGCTTCTTTTACTCTACCTATAATTTTTACTGGTACTGTATTCATTTCATCATAAGTAAATTTTTTGACTGGATAATATGGGTTCATTGCGTGTAATTCGATTCCATCGTTTGTCTTTATAACTTTTTTTACTGTAGCTTCATCACCATTTATAAGAACCACAGCAGTTTGTCCACTTTCTACATCATCTTGGTCATGGACTATAACTAAATCGCCGTCAGAAAGAAGAGGTAACATACTGTCACCAGTTATTCTTAATGCGAAATATTCTTTAATATTAGGTATATTTTCTTTTAATGTAATATAATCAACTACATTTTCTTCAGCTAGCCAGTCATAGCCAGCTTTTACAGTGCCTAAAATTGGAATAGAGGCAGTATGGATTTGATTAATCTTTTCTTTTTCAGCTAAATCAAGATATCCAGCTTTTTCGTATAAATCAATATAATCCAAATTATATACTTTTGCCAATTCTTTTAATGTAAGTGGAGAAGCTTTTCTAGTTCCTTTTTCAATCATAGATAAATGACTATAAGAAACATCTGATTTATAATCCACTTGTCTTAAACTTAAATTTTCAGATTTTCTAATTTTTTCCAAATATTCTCCAAGTTCCTTATTAGTAAGCATTTTAAACACCACCTTTGTTCACATTATAACACATTTGTTGACATTTGTAAAATCTTTTTAATTTTTTTTGCAAAAACTGTTGACAAAAAGAAACTATAAATATATAATGTTCACAACAAAAAACAAGGAGGCGAAAAAATGATAGTAGTAATAAATAAAGAAAAATTAAGAGAAGACATTATTAGAGCTGGTTTTACGATAACTAGTCTGGCTAAAAATATAGGCTGTTCAAAGGCACATATAAGTTCAATAGTTAATCATGAAAGAAATCCAAGTGCAACAATTGCTGTGAAAATTTGTGAACAGATAAAAGGACAATTTGATACTTATTTTTTTATCGAAAGTGTTCACAAAAAGAAACAATAAATTTAAACAATATATACAAACTATATGAATAAAAATTAAGAAAGGAGCTGGTCTTATGAAAAATGATTATAAAGTTAATAGTTTTGTTGTTGATAGCACAGAAGAAGAGAAAGAAGAAGTATATGAAAAACTAGCCAATATTTTTGTAAGAATGGCTCAAAAAGAATTGGAAGAAAATAAAAAATAAACGAAAGAAGGTGAAAACAAATGAAAAGAAGTTGGAAGAATTTTAAATTAGATCCAAACAAAGTATATATGAGAATAGGACAAGCTACAGTATGTATTTTATTTAACTTGTTATTATCAGTATTTTTTTATTGGGCATTCTTACAACGGAATGACTTATTAGGAGGGAGAATAATGGATGAAAAAACAAAAAGAAATGAATTATTAATTACGTTAGCTGATGTAAATAATTTAATAAAAGAAATAGAAGATGAACAAAAATATAATGCCGAGTCAGCAATCAATTCAAGAAATCAATTACTAACGGCATATTCATTAAAAGTACAAATATTAAATAACTTGTAATTCTTTGCCAATATATAAGTTATTATCTTTAAAATTAAGTTTATCAAATATTTGTATACGAAAATCATGATTACAATTTTCTTGACATTTTTCTAAAGAATTGTAGATATTATCGTATTGGTTAGTTTTTATATTATCACTATATATTGCAGTATATAGTGGAGTTAATAAAACATATGTAAAAGAAGTATTATTTTTTAAAGTAGATGGGGTAATTACACCGTTAGGATAACTTTCTTTTTCACTTATAAAAACACGAATATCTTTTATATTGTTGTAAGCACAAGTTGTAATCATAGTGCAAAAATCATTAATATTATTACAAATGATATTCATAATTAAATCACCTCGCTTTCTGAGTGAGAGTATAACTTATTTTGAAAAAATTTACAAGAAAGGAAATGAAGGAAATGATAGACAATGAAAATTATTATAAAAATCAAAATAGAGAACAAAGAGAATTAATAGACCAGCAAGAAGGAAAAATTAAAGCACTACACATGGAAAACTATGAAGTAAAACAAAGTATATATAATCAACTGATAATAGCAAGAAATATAGGAAAGTCAAATGATATGTATAAAAATATAAAAATGCTAGATATAATAGAAAATTTGATTGATGATTTATATTTTGACATACAAGAAGAACTAAATGAAGAATTAGAAAAAGAATATAAAAAAGAACTAGTAGACCTACCAAAATCAAACTAGTTCAGAAACACTTAAATATATGAATCTATTACTATTATAGCATTATTAGTAATAGAAATCAAGAGGTGCAGAAATGGTTGTAAAAGATTTAAGCAATAGTTTTCATCCATGCCCAAAACGGGCAATGTAATTTTACAAAGAAAAAGTCAGCAGATGAAACTAAAAACAATATTAAAGAAAAACAGAAGAAACGGCACAAATGATGTAGTAACAGATTTTTGTATTATGCCCAAAAGCACAAAATATAGTACAAAAAGAACTAAAAAGTATTGTGAAAGACACGAGGCTTATTATTCAAGAGCATATAGAAGTAAAAGTATTAAAGACGGTCTGATTGTATTTTTGACAGAAGAAGATCATCGAGGTACAAACGGAGTTCATGGAAAGAATGGAGATAAGTTAAATAGATACTTGAAAAAAGTAGCACAAAAGGCATGGATGGAATATTACAAAAAAACAAAAGAAGAATTTATTAATAGATATGGGAAAAGTAATTTATAGGAGGCATACTATGGACATACCAAATTATTATGCAATAATACCAGCAAAAATAAGATACGATAAAGAATTAATGGCAAATGCCAAATTACTATATGGAGAAATTACAGCGTTATGTAATGACAAAGGTATTTGCTGGGCAAGAAATGAATATTTTGCAGACTTATATGATGTAAGTAATGAAACAATATCACGTTGGATAAGTCAATTAAATAAAAAGAAATATATAAAAGTTAAAATGTTTTACAAAAAAGACAGTAAAGAGATAGATAAACGAATAATTTCTATTAACCAATACCCTATTGACGAAAACGTCAATACCTATTGTCAAGAAAATCAAAGTAATACCCTATTGATGAAAACGTCAATACCCTATATTCAAAAAAATCAAGGGGGTATTGATAAAAACATCAAAGAGAATATTACAAGTATTAATAATAAAAAAGAAGAAGAAAGAAATTTTCAACAAGAGTTAAAAGATGTTATTGAATTTTATGAGAACAATATTACTCTAATAACATCATTTATTTCAGAGGATATGGAAAAATATCTAAAATCAGGACTGTATGCAGATTTAATTATTGAAGCAATGAAAGAAGCGGTTTCAAGAAATAAAAGGAATTGGAAATATATTACTGGAATATTAAATGACTGCATAAACAACAAAGTGTATACAGCAAAACAATTTAAAATCAGACAAGAAGAATTTAAATCAAATAAAACACAAACACATCAAAGTAATAAAACAAAAGAAAAAATTGAATACAAGGAAGTAGAATTGACAGAAGAACAGTATAACAAAATGATGAACGAAAGAGGTAAAAAATATGAATGATGAAGAAATAGAAAAAGCAGTATTATTTTATATCATTTTCAAAAATGAACTATTTGATTTATCAGAAAAAGATTTCACAAATCAATGCAATAAAAAAATAATAAATGCAATAAATGAATTAAAAGCGAAGCAGGAAGAAATTAGCATGCTAACAATACAAAGCAAAATAGATAGTGATTCAAGCAAGGTATTAAAATACTTAAGTGAATTAGGAAATTACATATACAAAACAAATGCGCAAACGGCATATGAGATGTTAAAAGATAAAACTAAAAAAAGAGAACTACTAGAACTAGCAAAAAATATTCAAAAAGAGATTAAACAAATTGAAGATGTTGATGTTTATCTAGAGAAGAGCATATCAGAAATACAAAAGATAGAGTTTCAAACAGAAAAAGAAGAAAACTTTGTGGATGAAGTAGCAAAAACAGCAACAAAAATTGAACAAAACATTAACAAAAAACAAGATTATAGTTACTACACAGGATTCTTTGATTTAGATGATTTGACGGATGGATTGCATAAAGGAGAATTAACAATAGTTGGAGCAAGGCCACGGCGTTGGAAAAACAACATTTTCTTTACAGATAGCAGAACATATATCTAAAAAACAAAAAAATGTAACTTATATATGTTTAGAAATGTCAACAGAACAAATGATTCAAAAGATGTTAGCCAAAGAAGCAAGAGTCAATTCAAGAAAAATAAGAAATGGTGATTTAACATCAGAAGAGATAGATAAAATTGGAATTGCATGTGCTGAAGTTTGTGATTTGAAAATGAGTATATTAACAAAAATAAGAACAATTCAACAGATAGAAATTGTAGCAAGAAGAATGAAAAACAGAGGAAAACTAGATTTATTGATTATAGATTACTTACAACTAGTTAGAAGCAATGCTAAATTTCAAAGTAGAGAACAAGAAGTTGCAGACATATCAAGAACGTTAAAACTTTTAAGCATAGAGTTAGAAATACCGATTATTGCACTTTGTCAGTTAAATAGAAATGCAAGCAGAAATGAACCAACACTGGCAGATATAAGAGAAAGCGGTTCTATTGAACAAGATGCAGACAATGTAATATTTTTATATCAAGAAGATGAAGAGAATAACATAGTAACAGTTGATTTGCAAAAACAAAGAGCGGGAAACATCGGAAAATCAAGATTAAAATTTAATAAAATTAATAGTGAATTTGTTAATTTAGAAAGGTAACTTATGAAAAAGATAATAAAAGAAATAGAATTAAAAAATGCAAGTAACATAGAAAAATGTAAATTGATATTACAAATCATAAAAGGACAAGCAATTTACACAAAAGGGGGATAAAAGTGGATAATATAACAAAAGAAACAAGAAAAGAAAGTTATAAAAAACTAGAATTGAAAAGGAAAAGCCAATTAATATATGACAACTTAGATGGAGAATATACAGCAAGAGAATTAGCAAATAAATTGTATAAGAAGCGGCTTAACAAGAACGGCAGAAAGACAAGAAACAGCACCGCGATTAACTGAATTAGTAGAGTACGAATTAGTCGAAGTAGTCGGCAAGAAATTTGATTCCATAAGTAACTGTAAGGTAGCAGTATATAAAAGAAAAGGAGATTTTAAAGATGTTAAAAATATTTAAAAAAATAAAGTATAAAATTGAAGAAAAGATATTGAAATGTATTCAAGAAGAAAAAATGATAGAAGATACTCTAAAAGACACAACTGAATTTTCAAGAATTGTAAACAGACCAAATGAAGGGGAAATAGTTAAAATTGACAATATAAAAATACTAAAAGTGTTTAAAAGACCAAATAAAGAAAAAATTAATAAAAGAAGAGAATATTATTTAGATCATAAATATTTTAGAAGTATGATAGTTTTGAATAACAATAATTATTTGCTTGATGGATATACAACATATTTACTAGCAAAAGAAATGAAATTTGATTACATAACAGTATTAAGAGAAAAATAAAATAATTGAACTGGAGGAACATAAGAGATAATAGAAGTAAACGAATATGTGAGAACAGAGTATGGAATATCAAAATTGATAGAAATAAGGAAAGTAGATGGCTGTGAAGAACAAAAAATATATATTTTTGATGATATTTCAGATGAGTTATGGAGCGGAGATTTGCCAAATGAATTATGGAAAAGTGAAATAGAATGGCACGAAGAAAAATTTAACAATAAAATATTTTTAAAACACAGCAAACAACTAATAGACTTAATAGAAGTTGGAGATGTATTAGAAATAAGGACAGGCTTATATAGCAGTTTCAAGTATTTTGTAGAAAATGAAGATAACTTATTGCTTTTAGAAGAACAAGTTAAACAATTTTGGAATATAGAAACAATACTAACAAAAGAACAGTTTGAGGCTAATTGCTATAAAGTAGGAGGAGAAGATGAATAGAGAGATAAAATTTAGAGCATGGGATGAAGTGTCTGAGAAAATGTTAAATTGGAATGATTTTCTAGATACTAATATGAAAAATACTTTTATTGCGCCCGAAAGCACTGGGCTAATATTAATGCAATACACAGGACTACACGATAAAAATGGAAAAGAGATATATGAGGGAGATATCATAAGAATAAAAAATTCACTAATTGAAATTGAAGGAAAAATTATATTTGACACAATAGATTTAGCATTCGAGGTATATGATAAAGAAAATGACTGCAAAGAAATGTTATTGTACACAAATAAAGAATTTGAAGTGTTACGGAAATATATACGATAATCCAGAGTTATTAGGAGGAGAATAGATATGTTAAAAATAAGAGATGATGTAGATTTAAAAGAATTAGAGAAGTTTGGATTTTATAAAACTGCTTGGAAAGATTCGATGTCAGCTTGTAATGGAGATTTAAATATAAACACATATTCAAGAAAGTTATATGTATATACATCAAAAACGGAAGTTTTAAATGTATTATACGATTTAATCAAAGCAAATTTAGTCGAGAAAGTAGAGGGATAGAGTATGGGAAAAGAATTAATAGATTATATAGAAGAATTAGAAGTAAAGTGTACTGAAGAATATAACATAATAAAAGCAAAAGCCTATAATGTCAGAATAGAAGATAATTATGCAATACAGTTAAGAGATGAATTTAATAAAAATGCTGGAAAATATGAAATAGTTGCTCAAATAAAAAGAAAAATATTAGATTTATTAGAGAAAGGAGCAGAAGAATGAAAATAGAAGAATATACACAAGATTTAATCAAAGCAAATTTAGTAGTAAAGGAGTAAATAAGATATGGAAAAATATAATTTAAAAAATAAAACAGATATAAAAATGCATAATGTATTATTTGCAACAACAAGTGAAAGAGATTATGAGATGGAAAGATTATTGTTGCTAGAAGATATGCCTGATACAGAATATAATGAATTTGTTTTAGCAGAAGGATATCATTGTAGTTGTTATGATTTTGATGAAACTAACTGGGATTGCACAAAATTAACTAAAGATGAATTAAATAAATTGCTAGAAAAAATAGAAGATTGGGAAACATTAAGAAAAGAATTAAAAGAATTTTTAGCGAGATATTAAGGGGGTATATAGTGAAAGAAAAAACAGAGAATGAAATATTTTCTTTTTCAGAAAGAGTAATAAAAGATGTAGTAAAACGAGATGATGAACACACAAAACAAGTAATAAAAGATTATCTTAGAGAAAGATATCCAAAGAAAAATATAAGAATTGATTTCTTAGATGAAGAAATAGTTAATCAAATTATAGAATTAGGAATAGCAGAATATCAAAAAAGACAAGCCTTAGGAGGTGTTTTAAGTGAAAGAAAATAGTAGAGAAGATAGAGTTAATATATTAAAAATAGAATGTTATATTACAATAAATGATGAGAAAGAGCCAATCTTAAATATTGGTACAAGCTTTTCAAATATGATAGAAAGTGAAGAATTTAAGCATTATAATGATGAGTTACATAAAAATATTAAACCAGTTTTAAATGATTTAAAACAAATGTTACTAAACACATTAGAAATGGAGGAAGAATGAAAAATAGTATAGAAGAAGATATAAAAATATTAGAAGGAATAATAAAAGGAGATGAAGATTGTATTAATGCAATATACAGTCAAATGAAAGTAAAAAATGACAACGATGAAGATATACAATATTATAAAAAAGAAATACAAAGCATTAAAAATATAGTAGATAATTATTTAAAAGAAAAAGCAAGAGCAGATAAATTAGAAAAAGAATATAGTGCAATGTTGACAGAATCAGATGAAAATGAATGTGATTATAAAAGAGTATTAAAAGAGAATGAAGAATTGAGACAGGAAAGAGAACTGGTGGGGCTACCAGTAAGGAATAAAAGAAGTGGGAAAATAGGAATAATATTACATCAATGGGAAAGTGGAAGCATTGCAGTATTAGAAAATATTAGACCAAGAGTAATAAATACTCATGACAATTGGAATACATTAGAAATAATTAATGATAATGTAAAGCAAAAGAGAAAAGAAACTGATTGTATTCCAGTTCAAAAAGTAAAAGACACGATAGAAGAATTAAAGAAAAACTTGTATACAGTTGAACACTATGAAACTGTAGGTGCAATAAATGTATTACAAGAACTACTAGAAGGGAGAAAATAAAATGAACGGAAACGATAATGGATTTATAAAAAATAAAGATAGAGAAAAACAAAGACAAAACAATGTAAGGGAATATCAAAGAAAATTCTTAAATAAAAAGATGAAAAGGGGAAAATAAAATGTGTGAATTTTGTAATGCTAAAATTTATGTTCAAGTAGAAAGATACAGTAAACCAATATTAGCTCCATTAACAGAAATTGAACAATTAGAACATGAAATAATAAACAAAACAGGAATTAAATATATACAAATACCAAATAATTATTGCCCAATGTGTGGAAGAAAGTTAAAGGAGGACTAGCATATGACAATAAATCACATATACAACATAGTAATAGACACAATGAACAAATTAGAAGATATAGACTTTATAAATTTAGACAAGAGAAAATATAATCAGCAACAATTGAACGAAGCATATAAGATACTAGATGATTTTAAAAACGAATTAATAAGAGAAAATATAAAAAGGAGGAATACAAATGAATAGAGATAAACAAATACAAAAAGTAAATGATTTATATAATAGCATATGTTGTTTGCTAGTATATGAAAATAGAGTAATGTTGAATGATACAATTGATAAGTTTAAACAAGAAATTGAAAAATTAAAGTTATAGGAGGTACACTAATGAATAAAAACTTTTTAGATAAAATAGAAAATACAAATAATGAACTAGAAAGACTAAAACAAAGATTACAAAAAATAGAAAATAAAGAATGTATAATAATAAAAGATAGTGTACAAGGAAGCAGTACAAGTTATCCATACATAAAGCATAACTGTGTAATAGAACGGTGTTGAAATACCTAAAAATGTAGGATTAAAAAGAAAATATAAAAAGATGATCAAAGACAAAACATACAGACTTGATAAGATGAGATTACAATTAGAATATGAATTAAATTATGTAGAAAATGCAGAATTAAGAGATATAATAAGGTACAGATATAATGATAATAAAACATGGTTACAGATAATGTTTTTAATGAATTATAACTCAGAAGAAAAAGCAAGAATAAAATTAAAAAGATATTTAGAAAAAAATTAAAATTGTACGTTTTGTACGGTTAAAAGATGATAAAATATTATTAATGAAAAGTGTAATCGTTCAGAAATGGACAAGCCCAAGATTACAAAAGTATTAGCTGTAAAAAAGTTTGTGTATATAAGAATAGATGTTTTAAATGTCTATTCTTTTTTTGTACCTCTATGTGGTTTAAAAAGTTAATAATATAAAAATTGACAAAATTAACATAATATAGTAAAATGATAATGAAACTAAGCAAACAGCAAATTAAAGCAAATGCTTTAGGAGGTAAGAGCATGAGTAGATGGGATGGAAGATATGAAAGTACAAAAGAAAGTCAGCGGTCACTTGAAGAAGACATTTTAGAAGCTGGAAATGGTAACTTTTGTTATCCAACAGATTCAGGTGGTACAGTAAGGCAGACTGATAGCCGTATTGATGTATACGGTACAAGCGATTCATCTAAAGGCCATTCTCATGATTGGTACAATGCTGGAACTAATGAATATGGACATCATGATTAATAAAATTTAACAAAAAGGCACTGATTAATTTCAGTGCTTTTTTCATACAAATAAAAATAAAATGGAGAAATAATCATGGATAAACAAATAGAACAATACAAAAAAGAAAAATGTAGCACATGCACAAAGAACATAGATTGTAAAATAGTAAGAAGAATAGATGGAAGATTAACATGTACAGAAGAGGAATAGAATATGATTCAATGTTTAATAGATAATAAGATATGCCCAAATGGGAATAAAAAGTGTAAAGTATGTAAATTTGACAGTTGTGAGGAAGTGCTAGATATGATAGAAGAAGAGCAAAACTATAATGAAAAATGGAAATTAAAACAAATAAAAAATGAATTACCAGAGCAGTGTAAAAGCTGTTCTTTTTTAGAAATTACTAATCTAAGAGAAGGTAAAGTATTTTGTCCGTACAGGATTAAAGAGAGGTGCTTAATTAAATGAAATACATAGAAAAACCACAGATAGGAGATATATGGGTTACAATAATTCCTAAGATAGAAACATACAATAATAGAATATCAAATGTAATATTAGAAAGAAGACCGTGTTTAATTATAGATGATGGACATGGTTTTATTATTGAAAAAAATAATGACTATTTAGGAATGAAAATAACAACAAAGAACAAGAAAAATAAAAAAGAAATAAGAAATTGGTATGATGCAGGATTAAAAGAAAAATCTTATGTTCGTATAGAAATGCCAATAAAAATAGAGGAAAGCCAATTAGTTAAAAAGATAGGTAAATTAAGCAAATGTGATACTTATATTTATATAAATGAATTAATGAGTTTTATGAATAATGATATAAAAACTAAATTTGAGAACGAATCTAAATATTAAAGATAAAACAAAGAAGGTGATTAGATGGCAAATGAAGGAAATTTGAAACCAATTCGAACCAAGAGCGAAGCGAGAGAAAAAGGAAAAAAAGGTGGAAAAAAATCAGGAGAAGTAAGAGCACAAAGAAAAACATTAAGAGAAGAACTGATAGCATTACTAGAAACAAAAATAGAAGATAAAACAATACAAGAAAAGATAAGTTTTTCACTTATTCAAGAAGCAATAAGTGGAAATATAAAAGCATTTGAGACTATAAGAGATACAATAGGAGAAAAACCAATAGAGCAAATACAAAATATTAATCCACCAGTAATAAATATAGAGAGACCAAAAGATGATTAATCCATACAATATAATAGCAAAACATTTTTGGGATTTGCTTGATGATTGCTTAGCAAATAAACATACACATTACTGGTTAAAACGGTGGAAGAGGAAGCACAAAATCGAGTTTTATTGGTATAACAATTCCTTTAATGATGATGATAGATGCACAAAATGGAACATATTCAAATGCAGTAGCAATGAGAAAAGTTGGAGATACATTAGCAGATAGTGTATATACTCAAATCCTATGGGGAATAGAGCAATTAGGAGTATCAGAATATTGGGAAGCAAAAGTAAGCCCTCTAAGATTGACTTATAAGCCAACAGGACAGCAAATATTGTTTAGAAGTTGTAATAATAAAGATGATTACAGAAAAATTAAATCAACAAAATTTAAAAAAGGTTTTTGCAAATATCTTTGGTTTGAAGAACTAGATGAGTTCTTTGGAATGGAAGAAATAAGAAGTATAATACAATCACTACTTCGCGGTCGGAAATGGCTACGAAGTTTTTTATTCTTACAATCCACCTAAGATGATTGCTAGTTGGGTAAATGCAGAAGTAATAGTTATAAGACCGGATAGATTAGTACATAGTTCTACATATTTAGATGTACCAGTTGAATGGTTAGGAGAACAATTCATAATAGAAGCGGAAGAACTAAAAAAGACAAATGAATTAGCATACAGGAATGAGTATTTAGGAGAGCCAACAGGAACTGGAGGAGCAGTATTTACAAATATAACATTAAGGAAAATAACTGATGAAGAAATATTACACTTTGATAATATAGCAGATGGTATAGATTTTGGATATGCGGTAGACCCAGCTTGTTATGGTCAAAATCATTTAGATAAAACAAGAAGAAAGCTATATATATTTAATGAAATTTACAAAGTAGGCATATCAAATAAAAAATTACATGATGAAATAATAAAAGTAAAAATTGGAAGAAGTGAAATTACGGCAGATAGTGCAGAACCCAAAAGTATTGATGAAATGAATAGTTATGGTGGACTACGAATAGTAGGAGCTAAGAAAGGACCTGATAGCATTGATTTTGGTGTTAGATGGTTACAAAATTTAGTTGAAATAATAATAGACCCAGAGAGATGTCCTAATACTGCAAGAGAATTTAGTACATATGAATACGAAAAAGATAAATATGGTAATTTTAAAAGCAAATATCCAGATGCTAATAACCATAGTATTGATATGACAAGATATAGTAGAGAAAAAGAATATAATTTTAAAAAATTACAATTTGGTTATAACAATATAATGTAAAGGAGAAAAATAATGAGTTTTGTAGAAAAAATACAATATAAAGATGATTTTTTAAGTGAAGAAAATATAAATCAAAACATAAGCATATTATGGGGAAAAGCATTGCCAATATTTATGCATAGAAAATATTTACAGGATAGATTTACAAGGAAGTATGATAAAAAAGATGTTGTTGTTGCACTTGAATATTATATAAGTATTATTGCAAGTGGATATTTTGGAGGAAAAGAGCCTCAATTTAAAGTTAAGAACATAAATGAAACTCAAAAAGGAATTTTAAATAGAATATTTAAAAGGATTTTTGGAGAGAAGAATGATCCAGAAGACTATCAAGCTATTATTGATTATATTGCAAAATATAATGACAATGGTAGCTTTTTTTATGACTGTGTACTTGATTATATTACAACTGGAGCATGTTATGGACTGGTGTATGAAAATAAGAGTAACGAAGAAGTATATGCCAATGTTTCAAGCTTGAATACAGTAGCTATATGGAATTATGATGTACCAAGTACAAAAGTAGGATTATTAAGGTGCTGGTACGAAAATACAACAACAGGTGGAATTGAAACACATTTAGAAATAATAACAAAAGACTATAAAAAGCAATTTGTTGATGGAATAGAAAAAAATACTATTACCGAGAGTTCTGAATATAAGTTTGAAGAGGTAAATGGCAGCGACAAACCAGTAAGATGGACAGACTTACCTTGTTTTGCTGTAGAAAACCCTTATGGAATGGCATTTTTTGAAAATGTTATGACTCTAATAAACAAAAATGAAAAAGTAATTGAAAATAATGCAAACATTTTTGATTATAACGATAATGCAAAATTAAAAGTAACGGGATTTTCACCAGATAATGAGCCTTTGACACCACTACTAGATAAAAACGGTGAAGAACAAAAGGATGAAAATGGAAAAACAATAATGACAAAAAATCCTGCAAGAGTGCAAGAGGATGAAGCCATTCTTAATGCTAAAGTATTTTACACACCAGACAAAGAAGGCGACATAGACTGGATCATAAAGGACATAAATGATACTGCATCAGAAAATCATAAAAAAACATGCTTAGATATGGCACTTATGATTTCTGGAGTGCCAAATGTAACTGATCAAGGTTTTACAAATGCAGACAATGCAGCTGCCTTAGAAAAGAAGTTTTTCCCTTTAGAACAAGTGTTACAACAAGCACATCATTTATTTAGAAAAGAATACTTAAGAATGTGGGAGATGATAACAGCAAGAATAAATCTAAAGAAAGGTAAAGAATATGATTTTAGAGATATAGATGTTATATTAATACGTAATTTACCTACAGATACAGAAAGTCTTACAAATGCTTGGTTAAAGTTAAGAGGATTAGTAAGTGATAAATCAATTATAAGTCATTTACCATTTGGACTTGATGCAGAATCAGAACTTGCTGAAATGGACAAGCAGAATCAAGAAAATATACAGAAAAATCTAGAGCAAATGTCTATGATGGAACAAGCTGGAGTAGAACAAGATGATAAAGTAACAGATTTAACAGATACACAAAAAACCCAAAAATTAACAGCAGATAATAAAAAAGAACAAACTAAAATAATTAACAAACAAATAAAAAAGGAGTAATGACATGGTATTAATAAAAATTATGTGTATAGCATTATTATCTTTTGCAGCAGGAATAATAGAAGCATTCATACAAGAAATTACAAATATAAACATGTCAAGATTTATATATATATTTTGCTTGGCATGTTTATTTGTTTAATATGGAAGGTATAAAAATGAATATATGGAATTATCACGATACAAAAATGCAAGAATTAAAACAATTATACAACAAGACATCAAAACAAACTCAAAACAGACTACAAGAACTATTTGATACATTTAATTTTACAACAGAAAACATCTATAATATTGCAGATAATAAGACTAAAAAAAGAATAAATACATATATAGAACAGTGGAAAGAACAAGGACTATTAAAAAATAATAATTACTTTACTGTATTAGCAAACAATATTTATAAAAGAACAAGAATAAAAAATAGTGAAATATTAGAACTGCTTGTTTATAGTGCATATATAGAAGAACAAAGCAAACTAGAAGAACAAGAAAAACAAATAATGTATGAAGACATAAATTATTACTATGAAGAACGGACAAAAAGAAGTAAATAAAAAGAAAAAGCCATCAATATTAACGATGGCTTTATTTCTTGCATTATTAGACCAACCAAATTATAGTGGATTTAATTGGAAACAATACATTGAAGCAACAATACAGTATAATGCACAACAAATATACAAACAAGCAATTCTAAATATGCAACAACAAAAAGACCTAGAAATCGATTCTAGTGAGTTTCAAACAATAATAAATAGACAAAATAATCAAAAACTTAATATAAATAATGATAAGATATCAGGTGCAGCAGATTTGCAAATGATTGGATTAAATAATCTAGCAAAGGTAGAAGGAATAAAAGAAGTAACGGAAGATAATTCAAAAGTTAGATTTATTGCAGTAGAAGATGACAAAACAACTCTAATGTGTGATAGTTTAAATAATCAAGAGTTTTATATTAACAAAGAAAATGTATTTGATAGATATTATGGTGAGACGCAAAAAGAATTAACAGTACAAAGAATTAGATGCAATGGATTAGTACTAGGCTTAAATCTCCCACCAATACAACATCACTTTCACTATTGTAGAAGTACAATTGTGTATAATTCTAATAATGAGCATATTGAGTTAGAAACAGAAAAACAATTTAATATATTTGATACAAAATTTGAAAAAGATATAAAAGAAAAATACAATATTAAAAAAATGAATACAAGGCATATAGATAAAGAAGTTTTAAAAGAATTATTAAACAATATGAGTAGAGTATATAATGATTTTCCAAATATAAGAGGAAAGATTAAAGAAATAAAAGAAATAGACCATCCAAATGGTGGACTAGCAGTAGAATTACAAAAAGATGGAACATATGTAATGTATATAAATAAAAATAAATTTTATAATGGTAAAGTTCCAAAACAATTATATGAAATGGATGTTAAGAAGCATTTTCATCCTAATAACACAACTTATAAAGACATGTCAATACATGAAACAGGACATATAGCAGTAACAGAAATAATAAAAAAATTAAATCATAACAATAATAATGCAATAGTTTTTGATAGCGAAAATAATATAACAGTAAATAAAATATTAAATAAAGCCTTGAATAAAATAGGTGTAAATGATATAAAAGAAAAAGATTTACTAATAAGAAATATTTCAGGTTATGCTTATAAAAAACAAGGACAAGAAATAATAGCTGAAGCTTTTGCAGATTATTATGCTAATAAACAAAATGCTTCATTATTAAGCAAAAACATAATAGAAGTTATGAAAGGGATGATTTAATATGATGCCTATGGAACACCCTTGGACGGATTGGCAAATAGATACACTAGGAGAAGAAAAACCATGGAAATGGAAAGAAAATACACCTAAAGAAATCATAGAACAATATGAAGAATGGGAAAAATATTACAAAGAAAAAATGAAAATTAAATTTTAGCACTTACTTTAAAAAGTAGGTGCTTTTATTATAGAAAGAAGGTGGAAAACATGTGGTTATTAGTTTTAATATTAAGCATTAAATTACAAATGCCTACTGCGTATTGGATTATATTTACTATAATTACAATATTAAGACCATTTGTAGGACTATTTTGTAATATTATAGAGAACGAAATAACAAGAACAGCAAATGAAATTGATACACCAGATAAGGTATTAAGAGATACCCTTGAAAGTGTAAATCAAAAATAAGTTATTAACATTTTATAATTATAAATTTTTAGACGTAGACGTACGTCTATTTTTTAATGCCTTTTTACTGATTGCAGGCTATAAAGAACAACAGAATAAAAAATGCAATGGCTGGGGCTTAGGCAATGGCTGGGGCAAAAGGAGAAAAAGATGGAAGAACAAGACAATAATCAAAACAATACTAATGCTGGGGCAAATAATGAATCAGTGGGAGCAAATAATGAAAATAATGCAGGAACAAATAATAATCCTGTAACATTTGATGATTTCTTAAAAGATGGAAAGAATCAAGCAGAATTTGATAAAAGAGTTCAGAAAGCTATAAATACAGCTAAAGCAAATTGGGAAGAAATAATGAACAGTGAAAAAACGGAAGCTGAAAAGCTAGCAAAAATGAACAAAGAACAAAAACTTGAATATCAAGCACAAAAGGAAAGAACAGACAAAGAAAAAGCACTTGCAGAATTAAATGCTTACAAACTAAAAGAGCAAGCAACAAAAATCGCAAGTGAAAAAGGATTGGACATATCTTTACTTACTTTCTTTAACTTTGAAACAGTTAAGGCAGAGGAAATCAATTCAAAAATTGAAGAAGTTTCAAATGCTTTTAATAAGGCTGTTGAAAAAGCAGTAAATGAAAGACTAAAAGAAGATACTCCAACCCAAAAATTAGGTATTGATAATGAAAGAAACAAATCAATAGCTAGAGCAAGTTATTAAAAAATAGGAGGAATTAAAAATGGGAGAAATTACACAAGAAGCATTAAATATAATGTTACAAGATGGTAAAACAAAGGATAATTTAAAACAAGTATTAAGTGGAGTACTAGAAAATGTTGCAGCAAGAGCAGTGTCAGAACAAATAAAAGCCAAAAATGGTTCTGGAAATCCAGAAGGTGGAGTAATTGAATATAAAAGATTTGTAAATGCAGAATTAAAAGACAAAGGTACTGCAAGAGCTGCTGGAAAAGGCGATAAAGTAAAAGCTAAACCAGTAAAAGTTGTTATTGATACAGATAAAGAAATTGTAGAAGAATTACAAGGAAAAGACGTAAAACTTTATGGTATCGATGGTATGGCTGAAAAAAGAAAAGTAAATCATCAATCAGCTATAATAAGATACCTAGATAGAGAGTTCTTTGCAAAAGTATTAGAAGGAACAGAAATACCTGCAAAAGATAACATTCAAGATACAATTGATACTTTATTACAAAAAGCAAGAACTTTAAAGAATGATTTTATTGATGGTATAGAGTCAGATTTATTAGTTATTGTAGTAGATAGCGAATATAGAAAAGGAATAAAGAAAATTCTTGATGATTTACCAAATGGAACAGATCCAAAAGAACAAGCAATTGGTATGTATGATTCTGTTAGAGTTTATGAATCAACAAGATTACCAGACGGTGTAAAAGCTGTTGTAATGATGGATGGGGCTATTGCTCAACCATTTTATGTATCAGAATATGGAGCAGAGAAAGTACCATTTGATGATGCTGTAGCATTAGAAGATTTCTTATATAAAGGAACAAAAGCTTTAATGGAAGATACAATATTCTATGTAACAGATGCTAAACTTGCAAACTTAACTGTAACATCAGTAGCAGGAACATCAACTGGAAAAACAAAAATAACTGTTACACCAGCTTTAGCTTCTGGAAATAGCTATAAATATAAAGCAGCTGCAAATCCAACAATGCCAGAATATGATGCAGTTTGCACATCTGGATACACAGCTTGGAATGGAACAGACGAAATCACAGCAACAACTGGACAAAAAATAGTAATTGTCGAAGTTGATTCAGCAAATAAGGCTAAAAAAGCAGGAATAGCAACAATTGCTTCAATGGCCTAGAAATAGGAGGCAATAGAAATGGAAAAAACTAACAATATAGATAAAATAATAGCTGATTTAGGAGCTAATTATAAAGACGATAAAGATGTATTAAATGAAATATTTGAGGAAGTAAGTTCTATTGCCTCTGATATTTCTAATAGAAAAAAAGATAATGAGAAGTTATTTCCATATATTAAGAAAGCAACAAAAGCAATATATCTTTCAAGAGGTGCAGAAGGCTTAACAAGTCGCAATGAAGGTTCTATTTCAACCTCATTTGAAGATATTATAGATAAATTGAGAAGTGACATTATAAAATCTGGATTAAGGAGGATTAAATAATGTTATTACGAGATTTAACAAAAGTATATATATCAGAGTATGAAGAAATAGAAGACCATGGCGAGATAGATAAAGTATGGAAATATAAAGGACAAGCTTGGTTAAATATGCAACAAGATGTCAACGAACTTGACAGAAAATCAACAGGTGAAGTGGATTATAGTACATATAAAGGTCGTACGACTAGAGATTACGATATACAAAAAGGCAATGGAATATCATTTAAAGATATCTCAAAATTAGAGGAGTTTATTCCTGAGTATAAAGTGCTAGATAAAAATAAAATTGGAAGTACTTATGTGTATAGAATGGAGAAAATACAATGATAAATTTCAATTGTAATATAAAAGTAAAACATAATTTTAAAAATATAAATGCTATAATTCAAAGACTACCACAGACTGCAAAAATAATAACAGAAGATGTATTAAAGAACATTAGAGGTTATGCTATAAGGTTGGAAAAAGGAAATAATGAAGAAGGCATATTAGTTGAAATGATTGATATGTCTACTAAAGAAGTAAAGGGAAAAGTTTATGCTGATCCTTCTAAATTTATGAGTAATGGGGTTTCATATTTGTTTTTTGAATATTTTGGGACAGGTGCTAATGCTGAGATGGAACATGTAGGAAAATCAAAACACTTTTTAGAGAGTGGTTATACAGAATGGTTTATTCCAGTAAGTAAAGTTGAAAAAACATTGCCTTACCCAGTTGTAAATATTCAAGGAATGGATTTTTATATTGCTCATGGAAGTAAGGCCAACCACTTTATGGCTGATGCAAGTTTTAAAAGTAGAAATGAAAATACAGAAATAGTTAAGAAAAAATTAGATGAGATATTAAAGGAGGTATGCAAATGAAAGATTTGAGTGTATTAGAGTTTAGTGATTTAGTATATGAAAAACTAGAATCATTAAAATATAAACAAATATTAACAAATCCAACAACTACAAGTAAATTTCCTTGCTTAGAGTTACATACACCTTTGAAATCCGTAAACTTAACTGAAAATGCTTTTCCTATCCGTTCTACATTTCAAATATCAATAACTTGTTGGAATGAAAAGCAACGTCAAGCAATGAAAATGGCAGATGAAGTTGATAAGAAACTTCAAGAACTTAATTTTACAAGGACAAATACCACTCCTGCAGTATATGACCAAATACTGCAAAAATACGGTATAACAATAACATTTGAGGTACGTTATAATTCAATAACGACCTCTTTTAATTTTATAAGATAATAGGAGGAATTTAAAATGGATCCAAAAACAAGTACAATGACAAAACTATTCCATGCTGATACATTAGAAGATTTAAAATCAGCAGGAAAAAGAAAACAAATAGCTTTTGTACAAAGCATACCAGAATTTTTAAAAGCACCAGAAGGAATAACATATAGTGCTTTAGATATTCCAGATGAAAGACAAGCAGAAGGAAGACAAAAAGCAGAAAATCTAGAAATAGAAATATTATTTAAAGAAGACCAATATGATGAATTAAAAGCTGTACAAACAGCAAAAACAAATGGTTATTGGGCAATTCAATTACCAGAAAGTACATCAGAAGCTGGTAAACCATTAACATGGTACTTCACAGGTACATGTTATATAGGAATGAGTGAAATTGCTATAGATGATATGTTAAAATCAAAGTTAACAATTTATAGAAGCTCAGAAATAACAGAAAGTAAAGGATTTCCCACAGAATAGTTCTACATTAAGTGCTAGGAGTAGGACGAAGAAAGTTACTAGCACAATAGATGAAAATATTGAGAAGGCAGAATAAGCCTTCTCTCTTTTGCAAAGGAGAGAATTAAAGATGATTATAGAAACAAAAAATAAAACAATAAATTTAGTACTAAAAACAAGAAAAATAGTAGATATAGCTAATCTACTAAAAAATAAAAATTTTGAAGAAGCATTTACAAAAGCATATGCAATATGCGATAGAGAAGCTTTATCAAAAATAATATTTAAATTGGCAGAAAACGAAGATGGTAAAAGTGTATTTGTATCATCAGATGAAGTATATGACTTTATGGACGAATGTAGAATAGAAGGAATAACAGCAAATGATTTATATGGAAAGATTGCAGAGGCATTGAATGAAGAGGGTTTTTTCAAAAAGAAAATGAACAAGAAAGAATTAAAAGAAATGACATCAAATCCTTTATCAACAATGAATATGAACGATTTAGTTCAAAAATCAGCAGAAAGTGCAATGAGCAAAATAGCAGAGAAACAATTTCAAGAACAGGGATTTCAAGGTTACGAGGCTTAAATGATATAGTTGAAAAAATAAAAGAGGCTCATAATTTAGTTGAATTAATATATTCAATAGAGTCTCTAGCTTACTATTTTGATATAAGACCATATGAGTTTTGGAATAGTAGATATTCAGAAATAAATGCATATTGTCAAACACATCTTGTAAAAATAATTGATGATTTAAAGCGTGAAATTAATTTACAAGAAGCGGTAACAAATAAACTTATAAGAGCAGATAGTATGAGTAGAAATCCTAAAATAGTACCAATTAGAGATAATTACAAAGAATTATTTAAGGAAGAAGAACAGCAAACACAATCTCCAGAAGAAATTATAAGAAGAATGAGAGGTATAATGAAAGCAGAAAAAAATTAAAAAAATCATACTTTTTGACAAAATTCGACACAAAAGTACAACTAAAAGTGATATAATTTTCTTATAATAATATAAGAGGAGATGTATTACTGTGAAATGTCCTAAATGTGGAAGTGAAAATATAAATTTTCAGATAATTAATGAACAAAAATTAGTTACAAAACATCACGGTTTACTTTGGTGGTTGTGTATTGGATGGTGGTGGATACCAATAAAATGGATTTTTTTAACTATCCCAGCATTATTAGCAGCAATATTTATAGGAAAAAGAAAAAAAATAAAGAATACTACAAAGACAATGCGTGTTTGTCAAAATTGTGGGCATACTTGGAAAGGGTAAAATAAAACATTTATGAAAGGTATATAATTTTTTATAATAGAATAAAAGGAGTAATAAGCATGGAAGAAACTAAGTATTATAAAATACCAATAAGTATGGTATCATTTTGGTTTTGGCTTGCTATAATGAGCATTTTTATAGCAATAAGTGGTGGAATATTGTTTTTTTTATTACTAATTCCTGTAATTGTGCTTGCTCAACTAAAAAATACTAACTATTTGTATAATGACAGAGAACTAATAATAAAAAAAGGATTAATTTTTAAATCTAATAGTAGCATTGCATTAAATAAGATAGAAGCAGTTAATGTTAAAATGAATTTACTAACAGTAATTGTCCAAGCTAAACCAATATCATTAATGCATATAAAAAATTTAAATGAAGAATCAGACAAGTTTATAAAAAATTGGAATAAAAATAGGTAAATGTATAATAAATTAGGATTCGTATTAGAGAAAAAAATAATAATAAAATATTTATACAGATACTATTAAGATATGAAGAAACACTTACTTAGGTAGGTGTTTTTTATTATGTAAAAATTTTAAAAAATTTTAAAATACCTCTTGACTTTTGCGGGAACATATTATAATATATATGTGTGAACAAAAGTGAGGTGAGAAAAATAGAAAATAAAAAAATGGGTAGACCTACTACTAATCCTAAAAATGAAGAACTAAAAGTAAGAATATCTAAAGAAGATAAAGAGAAACTAGAATATTGTATTAATAATAGCAATAAAAATAAGTCAGAAATTGTCAGAGAAGGAATAGATAAGGTTTATAATGAAATAAGAAAGTAAAAGAAGAAACCCGTTACATATCTTGGCGGATACACGAGTTTCTTACACATAGAAATTTTAGTTCCTACAAATATATTGTATCACAGTAGGACTGGAATTTCAATACAAAATTGAAAGGAAGGTCTTTTTATTATGAAAAAATTAGAAATTGTTTATAAAACAAAAGGAATGTTTCATTGTGAAGAAACAGAAATGAGAATGAGTTTTGTTAAACCTATAGCAGAACTATGGGTCGGAACAAAAGAAAACGAAAAACTAGAAAAGTTGGTTAAATGGATAGAAAATGATTTAAGAAAGAGAACTTGGCTAGGCAAAGATGAAAAACTAGAAATAAGTGAATTTGATAAGTATGTTATTGAATATGAAAGTCAAATAAACAAAAGAATTGATTCAAAAGTTTATAATATTTGTAAAAATGCTTATCAATTAGTTGAAGAAGGCAAAACAACTTGGGAACAATTAATTAAAATTATTGAGAAAACAAAATGTATGTAATTAATACTATAAAAGGAGGAAAAAGTATAATGAATGAATTACAAATATTTAAAAATGAAGAATTTGGAGAAATTAGAAGTTTAGAAATAAACAATGAACCTTATTTTGTTGGAAAAGAAATTGCTACAATACTAGGATATAAAAATGGTAGTAGAGATATAAACAGACATGTTGATGAAGAAGATAGAATGGTAGTACCGTTTCGGTAGCACCTCAGGAATACAAGACACAACAGTAATAAACGAAAGTGGATTATATAGTTTAATAATGTCAAGTAAACTACCAAATGCAAAAAGATTTAAAAGATGGGTAACAAGTGAAGTATTGCCATCAATAAGAAAAACAGGTGGATACATAGCAGGGGAAGAAAATATGAATGAAGATGAATTAATCTTAAAGGCCATGAATGTATTAAATGCAAAAGTTGAAAACCTAAGAAATGAAAATAGAAACTTACTTGCAGAGAATGATAAAAAAGACCAACTTATTGGAGAATTAAAGCCAAAAGCAGATTATACAGATAGAATTTTGCAATGTGATGATTTAACTAAAGTAAATGTGATTGCATGTGACTATGGATTTACAGCACCTGAATTTAATAAGATGTTAAAGAAATTTAGCATTCAATATAAAGAAGGGGCTAGTTGGCTATTATACAAAAAATATAGAGGAAAAGGATACACACAAACAAAGACATTTGAATTTACTCATTCAAATGGAACACAAGGAAGTAGAACTAGTATGATGTGGACACAAAAAGGAAGATTATTCTTATATGAGTTCTTGAAGGCAAAAGGAATACTTCCAAGAATGGAAGAAGAACAAATATCAATATATTAACAATAAAGCATCAGTTAAACTGGTGCTTTTTATAATGAAAATATGGAAGGAGGAATAACAATGACAGTAGAAGAAATTGAGATAATTGTAACTGCAAAAGTAGAAGAAGCATTGAAAGAATTTGAAAAAATGTTACCTGCAATAAAAGAAAAAATGAAACAGGTTCAAGAAGCTTTTTCAAAAGTAGACACAAAGACAATGACTAGCAAATTACATCAAGCAGTTAATTTTATGAAAAAGAAAATGCAAGACTTAAAAAAGAGTTCTGAAAACAATGAAATATCAATTAAAGTAAACAATAAAGATGCACAAAAACAAATATCTCAAATAGAAAAAGAAATAGATAGTCTACAAAAGAAAATAACTAGTCGACAGTTAAAGTTAGATATTACTAATAATGCTTTAGATAAAATAAGAAATGATACAAATCAATCTGTAATAAAAGAAATTCCAGAGGCTGGAAATAAACAAATTAAGCAAGAAACATATCAAAAATTAGACAACAATGTTAATTATCAAAGTTTAGTTAAACAAAGCGATAAATTAAATAGTGAAATTGAAAAATATAACGAATTATTAAGCAGTGCAAAGTTTAAAATGGCAGAATTAGGACAACAAACATCACAGACATCAACTACTCAAAATAAATTGAGTAGTTTTTTTGGTGCATTAAAACCTGTTATTTCTAAAGTGACAAAAGAATGTCAAAAAATTAGTAAAAGTTTTTGTAATTTAATAAATCCATTAAATTACATAAAAAAAATAGTAGGTGGAATATCGAATAAATTAAAAGGAACTGGAACCACAGTGAAACAAGGTATAGGACATATTTTAAAATATGCTATGACATTATTTTCTTTAAGAAGTGTATATTCAGTATTAAGTAGCTGTACTCAAAGTTGGCTATCAAGTCAAAATGCTGGTGCAAAACAATTAAGCGCAAATATTGAATATATGAAAAATTCCCTAGGAAGTGCATTAGCACCAGCTATAACTTATATTACAAACCTAGTATATAATATGATGAAAGCAATCCAATCAGTTATATATGCATTGTTTAGAGTAAATATATTTGCAAAAGCAAGTGCAAGTTCATATGCAAGTATGGCTGGAAGTGCGAAAAAGGCAAAAGAAGAATCAAAACAATTAGCAGGAGTTCACGATGAAATAAATAATGTACAATCTAATGATAGTTCAGATAGTGGAAGTGGTGGAAGTTCATCGCCAAGTTTTGACTTGTCAGGAATAGAAAATCAAATGTCGCCATTGGCACAAAAATTATATGATTTCTTTAAACCACTTGTTGATAGTTGGAATAAATATGGACCTGCTTTGGTAGAACAAATAAAAACAACAGCAGGACAAGTAACAACATTAATTTCAGCAGTATGGGGAAGTTTTGAAAAGATAATTACAAATGGAACAGTATATACATCATTAGAATTAATTTTAGCAATTATAGGAAATATAGCCGAAGCTTTTGCAAATGCTTGGAATTATAACGGTAATGGAGATGCAATAGTGCAGAATTTAGCAAATGCATTTAATAATCTATTAACAGCTATAAATAATGTAGTACAAAGTGAAGGATTTCAAAATTGGTTAAATAATTGTTCAGACAAATTCAGAGTAATATCAGAAAAATTGTCAGAAATAGATTGGCAACCGTTAGTTGATGCATTGTCTAATATAGGACAAAATATAGGAACACTTGCACTAGATATATTAAGTGGATTAGTAGATATTTTTAAGTGGTTGGCGGAGAATCCAGGAGTAGCTGAAATAATACTAGCAATAGCGATAGCAATAGGAACAGTAAGTACGATAATAAGTATATTAGTTCCAATATTAACAGCATTTACGGCTATTTCAACAGCATTACATATCTCATTATTACCACTTATCGTAATAATACTTTCTATAATAGCAGTTATAGCATTAATAGTAGTTGCTATAATGAATTGGGATTCTATAATTAGAGCATTAAAAGTCACTTGGGATTGGATTAAACAAAAAGCAATAGAAATATGGAATGCAATAGCAGATTTCTTTAAAAATTTATGGCAAGGAATATGTGATACTGTAAAGAGTGTATGGAATGTAATTAAAGAGTTCTTGAGTAACTTATGGAACGGCATATTAAATATAGTAAAAACAGTATTTAATGCAGTAGCAACATTTTTTAGTAATATTTGGAATGGAATTAAAAATGTAGTTTCAACAGTATGGAATGCTATAACAGGTACAATATCTAACGTAATAAATGGAATCAAGAATACTATTTCTAATGTATTAAATACAATTAAAAATATATGGAATAATATTTGGACAGGACTTAAAACAACTGTAACAAATATATTTAATGGCATATGGAATACAATTAAAAACATTATAAATTCTATTTTAGGTGGAATAGAAGGAATGGCAAATGGAGTTGTAAATGGAATTAATACAGTTGTTAAAGCCCTAAATAAATTAAAATTTGATATTCCTGATTGGATTCCAGGATTAGGAGGAAAAACATTTGGATTTAATATAGGAATGATACCAAGAGTATCAATACCAAGATTAGCTAAAGGTGGAGTATTAACAGAAGCAACAACAGTATTAGCTGGAGAATATTCAGGAGCTAAAACAAACCCAGAAATTATAACGCCACAAAATATAATGAGAGATACATTCGAAGATGTATTGTCTAATTATAGTGGAAATAATGATGATAGACCAATATATTTGACAGTAAATGTAGGAAATAAGAAATTAGGACAAATATTGTTAGAAGATTTAAGAGATAGAACAAGAAGAACAGGAAAAGACATAGAAGCTTTAGTAGGAGGATAGAAATTATGTTATGGAAATTAAATGGTAAATTAATGAAAACACCAAGTACATATAAAGACAATATAGAAGACACAGACAATGATAGTTATACATCAAAAGTAACAGGAGCATTAATAGATAACCCAATAGCAATCGGAATGCTAAAGCTTGAAATGACTTGGGATTACTTATCAGAAGATGAAGCAGAAGAACTTTTGCAAGCAACATACCAAAATCCGATGATAGTAACAGTAAAATGTCCATCGGTTCAAGGTGGTATGTTAGAAAATGCCAAATTCAGAGTAAGTAAAAGAACAAGTGAAATGCATAAAACAGGTAATGATGAAGACACTTCCAAATCAAAATGGAAAGTGTCTTTTAATTTGATGCAAAAAGAATTAACAGCACAGCAAAAAGCAACAGTAAATAAAGCAAAGGGGTTGAGTTAATGTACGAAACAAGTAAAAAATGGAAACAAAATATATATGAAAACCCAGTTTGTGCAATGAACATTTATATAGACGATACACTAATAAATCCAGATTATATTTTGGAATTTAAAAAGGGTGGCAATGCATTTGAAGAAGAATTTTGTCTAGGTGGTACACCAAGTCAATACATTGAAATGAAATTATATAAAGATAAAATGCCAGAAACTCTTTCAAAAATAAGAGTGGAATATGGCATTTTAATAAATCACGCATTAACAGTATCAGAAGTAAATGCAATGATGGTTGGAACATTAAATGGAATACCAGTCAAGAGCCTAACCAAAAATGATAGTAGTTTCGAAATGATACCAATACGGAGTCTATAATGTAGATGATTACACAGACAATGATGATAATACAATAACAATAAAAGCACTAGATAATATGATTAAATTTGAGTTTAATTACGATGGTAGTGAATTAATATCAAAAGGCGAAGCAACTCTTTTACAAGTTGCACAAGATATCTGTAATAAAGCAGGAGTAGAATTGGGTTCTACTTCTTTTTTAAATTTAGATAAAAAGGTCTCTGTCTATGACAATACTGTAACTGCAAGAGAATATCTAAGTTATATTGCTGAAAGTGCTGGTTGTTTTGCTTGTATTGATAGAGAAGGAAAATTATGTTTTAGAGAATTTTATCAAGATGAAACAGAAATTCCACTTGAAATGTTTGGAGAATACAAATGGGGCGAAGAATTTAAAATTTCAAAAGTATCATATGAAGATGGCGTTAGAAGTTTTAAATTTGGAGATGACACAAGAAATAATCTTTGGATAAATCAAGAAAATATGTACATTGTTGACGAAGACCAAGTTCAAAAAATTTATAACAAAATAAAAGGCTTAACAGTAAATACATTTGAAGGAAAAGTAATAATAGATCCTGCTATAGACCTTGGAGACAAAATAGTTATAAATGGTAAAAATGTTATTTATCAAGGTGAAATGTCATTAGAAGGAAAATTTATTGCACAAATATCAAGCAAAATACAAATAAAACAAAAAGAGGAAACAACAGTAAAAAAAGAAAGTCAAAAAGTTGTAAATAGAAGAGTTCAAAGCAGAATAGACCAAGCAGAAGGGACAATTAAACAGTTAGTTGAAGAAACAACTGAAAATTCTAAAAAAATAACAAAGCATGAGCAAGATATAAATGGAATATATCAAAGAATATCGGATATAGAGGATTTAACAAACGATATAGAAGGGATAAATACAGTTATATTAGAAAATTGTATAAAAGGAAGACTGCTAGAGCTACATATATATGGAAACAATACAGTATTTAAGTATTTATATCCAGGAGACACATTATCACCAGGTGATAACTTATATCCATTTGGAGATAGCAGAATAGTAGTAATTGATAAAGATAATAATCAAACTACTTATGAATTAGGTGTATTAGACGTATTAAGACAAAACAGTGAAATATGTGATGAATATGTATTAGAAGATGGAGAAGCAAAAGTAATAAGAAGAGTAAACGAAGATGGAACAACAAAAACCAAAGAAACTGTAGAAGCTTTAGGTAAATTTGAAATATTACTAAAAGAAGGAAATAATACAATAACTATTCAAAATTATACAGCAAAAATAAAAGCAAAATGGGCTATAAAGAGTGACTACACGGATGTATTTGCAACTAGAGTTGAAATGAACTCAAGCATAGAACAAACAGCACAGGAAATAAATTTAGAAGTCAAAAAGAAGGTAGATGAAAATGAAATTATTTCAAAAATTAATCAAAGTGCTGAACAAATTAGTATTGAAGCAGACAAAATCAGCCTTAAACGGAAAAATATTAAATTTAACAGACAATATGGCAATATCAAGTAAAAATTTTAATGTTGATAGTAATGGAAATATGAGTTGTACAAGTGCAACTATAAAAAATGGAGATTTCTTTGAGTTGACCTCAAGTGGCAAACTTAAAATAAAAGGAAAAGGAACAGCAAACGATTTATTTAGAGTAGAGGAAAATGATTCAAATAATTTTACATATATACAACCAGTTGGGATTGGGATAGTTAATTCTTCTGGTAATAGAATTGATTTACAAGCTGGAAGCTCAAAATCTGCAATTTATGTAGATGGACAAGGTGGTTCAACAACTATACTTAATACTGGAATAACAACACCTACATTGACACAAACATCAAAAGAAGAAAGCAAAAAGAATTTTGAAAAACTCAAAGATAATGCACTAGAAACAATAAAAAATATAGACATTTATAAATATAACTTAAAAACAGAAAAAGATACAGATAAGAAGCACATAGGATTTGTAATTGGAGATAACTATAATTACTCAAAAGAAGTAACAAGTACAGATAATCAAGGAGTGGATAATTATTCATTCACAAGTTTATGTTGTAAAGCGATACAAGAATTATCACAAGAAGTTGAAGAACTAAAAAAACAATTGAAGGAGGTAAAATAGATGACTAAAATTACTTTTAAAAATAATGGACAACCAGCTATAAATGATACGAATTTAAATAAAATACAAGATAATATTGAAAGTGATATTAATTCAAAAAATACAGCTGTAAATTCTAGGATTGATGGAACAGTGCTATACAATAATTCAAATGGAATATTTACAGGAACTGGGACAATAAATGATGACATATCAAAATATAAAAAAATACTTGTAGAGGTAACAGGATATACAATATATTCAACATTTGTATTTTTAGAACCAAGTAATAAAAAATTAAATTGTATTCTTGATACAGAAACATCAGAAAGTTATTACGTACCAAGTTCAATTATTTTCAAAATAGTAAATAAAACTGTGACAATATTAAAAAATACAACATTAGCAATAAACTCTACAGAGCAAGCATTAAGTGTTAATAATACATATTACAAACCAAAAATTACAAAAATAATAGGATATAAATAGGAGGTGCTTCAATGAGTGAAACAACAAATTTAAAATTATTTAAACATGATAATCCAGAAACAAACGAAGAACAATTTGATATAGGAAATTACTTAAATGGTAACTGGGATAAGATTGATGAAAATGTTGAAGAAGTTAATACTGAAATATCAAATATTAAAACAGAAAAAACAGAACTAGAAAAAGAACTAAAAGAAATGCAAGAAGATTATTATCAAACAAGTATAAGAGGACAAGCCAGTGGAGAATACATACATGTAGAAGATAGCAGTGGAGCAAGGTGCAAGATAGGAATTAGTGGGAATAGTGAGCAGGAGACGAGAAGTGGGAAAAATTTATTTAAACCTTTAAATATTACAAGTAATGGAATAACAACAACATATGATAAAGACGGTGTAGGAACTATAAAAGGAACGTCGACTAATATGTGGGCAAATATTTCAGCTAATGTTATATATTTATATCCTGCTGGAAATTATGTTTTGTCTATTGATGAACCCAAAACATTTAATATAAATTTAAAAGGCATATATACTGATGAAGAAATATTTGAATTTGTGATTCCTGCGGGTTCTAAAACAAAAAATGTGGCATTTAAAAAAGAAGTATATAGTATGTATGCTTTTATAAGTGGTTTTGCAGCAGGAACAACTCTTGATGACACAATAAAAATTCAACTAGAAAAAGGCTCTACTGCAACTGATTTTGAACAATACGGATTAATGCCATCACCAAACTATCTAAGTGAGATAAAAACAGTTGGTAGTAATGTAAATTTATTTGATAAAGATACTAATATACTTGTTAATTCATCAGAATCCAGAGTTCGAACAGATTATATTTTATTAAAAAAAGGAACATATACACTTAATTTTATTGGTGCAGACTCTTTTTATCTTATGATATTCAATGAAAATAAAGTAAAATCTAAAGAAACAGACTGGACAGAAAAGAACAGTAGTTTTGAATTAGATAATAAATATTATGTTGTAATTATCTTTAGGAAAAATAACAATATTGCACTTAATAAAGATGAAGTTGTAAATATAAAACTAGTTGAAGGTACAGAAGTAGGAGAATACAGTAAATATGGTCAAGGTTCAGTTAAGTTAACAAAATGTAATAAAAATTTATCAAAATATAAAACATTTACATCTACATCTTCTGCGAGAGTAGTTGGTGATACAACAACTAGTGGACAGCAAATAGAAGGAATTAAAATCAAAAAAGGAAAGACATATACAGTAAGCTTTGATGTTGTTAGTTTACCATCTAGTGATTATAGAATACAAATCAGAGAGAGCACAGATGAAAGCGTTGCTCAAACTAATGGAGAAATACCAAATAGTATCCAAAATGAGCCGTTAATATGTAATACACTAACAAGGCATAGTAAGACAATAACTGCACAGGGAGATAATTATTTATATATAAGATGCATTCCAAATGGATTTGTATTAGATAATATTCAAGTCGAAGAAAAAGAAACATCAACACATTATGAACAACATGAAGAACAATCATACATAATGCCAGTTCAAAAAGAAATGCTACAAGAAGATTATTTTGACTTCGATAATGAAGAAGAAGTACATGTGTGGGGAAATGTTGTTGCGAATGGAACAGAAACTATAAATAAAAATTCAAATAGTGAATTTTTTAGCATAACAAAATCAATGTCTCAATTTGATACAAGTGCAAATGCCATAAAGCAATCTATATCTAACTATGGAACTGGGACAACGCTTGCATTAGGTTCTGGTAATACAAATAATAAATACTCTTTTGATGCAAGTACAATATATTTAGATTGTTATAACTCAAATATAAATACAGTAGAGAAATTAAAAGTACAATTAACAAAAAGTAATATGAAGATTTATACTAAACTATCAACACCAACAAGGTTAAAATTCACAGACGAACAAAAAGCAGTAGCAAAAGAACTAAACAATGCAAGAACATATAAAAACGTAACAAACATAACAACAGATAGTAAAGCAATACTAAGCTTAGACTATGTAAAAGACCAAGAGACACAAAATCAAAAAATGCAAAATGAAATAGACGAAATAAAGCAGTTGTTAAGTACAACACAAACAAGTGCAATGCTATTAGATAACTTGCAAAAAGAAGTAGAAAGCGAGGTGGAATAAATGATAGTTGAATTATTAAAGAAACTAATAACAAAAAAATACTACAAAGAAAAAGCAGATATTGAAAACAAACTAAATGTATTTTATGCTATGAGCAAAATCGGTGATGAAGAATATAGTGAATTAACATTACTCGTAGAAGATACATATGTAGAAGTTGAAGAGACTAACGAAGAACTAGCCAAGGAGGAAGAATAATGCAAGATACAGAATTAATTGAAAAAGTAGCACACTTAGAAGAACGAGAAAAGTCAAACACAAAGAGAATAGATGTTGTTGAAAATAAAGTAGAAAATATATATGACTTAACACTAAGTGTAAGAGAAATAGCAACAGAAATGAAAGCAATGAGAGAAGACCAAAACAAAATGAATGAACGTTTAAAAATAATAGAAGAAAAACCCATAAAAGATTATGAAGAAACAAAAAAGCAAGTTAAAGGAAAAGTAATTTCTTTTATAACTGGAATTATATTAACAGCGATAGCCTTTGGTTTAGGATTAAGTAAATTTATGTAGGAGGTGAGACAATATGGAAAAATTAAAAACAATAGCAAAGTATTTAACAAATATATTAGCAATAGTGAGTGCATTAGTAGCTGGAATAAATGCAGTTGATGGAATAACAATACCATGTGCAATACAAATAGTACAAGTTATTGCAGTAGTACAAGGAGTTATTGGAACATATTTGTTAGGACAAAAAGCAATAAATAATAAGGAGGAATAAAACATGGAAAAAGAAATTGTAGAAACAATGGAATTAGCCGAAGAAGATACAAGGGGTGAAGCAAATGAATAATATAGAAGAAAGATTATTAACAGTAAATCCATATAGTAGATGTGGAGAAAAACAAGGGACAATAAAAAACATAGTGGTACATTGGGTTGGAAATGCAGGAAGTTCAGCAATAGCAAATAGAAACTACTTTGAAAATCTAAGAATTACACATAAAACATATGCTTCAAGCCATTATGTAATAGGATTGAATGGAGAAATAATAAAATGTATTCCAGAGGATGAAATAGCTTATCATTCAGGTTCATATAGTATGAATAGAAAATCAATAGGAATAGAAGACTGTCATCCAGACTGGGACGGAAAGTTCAATGACAATACATATAATAGTTTAGTAGAATTATGTGCAGATATATGTAAAAGATATAATTTAGGTATAGATGCAATTATAAGACATTATGATGTAACAGGAAAAGAATGTCCAAGATATTATGTAAGAAATGAACAAGAATGGATAAAATTCAAAAATGATGTAGCAAATAAATTAGGACAAGCTACAACTACTGTAGCAGTACCAAAAGTTGAAGGGAGTGATGAGCCAGTGAGAAGATATAAGAATGGTTCAACAAAAGAAATTATATATGCAGATACAAGTTTAACAAAAGTAATAGGAAGTTTAAGCCCATATGAAGAATGTGATTGTTTTGGAATATTTAATAATAGACCAATGGTAAGATATAAAATAGACGGAACAAATAATTACAAGATAGGATTTGCTAAATGGACAGGTGGAGTTAGATAAAAAGAAGAGGTAAGTTGATTAATTTCAATTTACCTCTTTTTGCGTTTTTGAAAGTATATAAAATTAATGCAAATGTACTAAATGTTTGTAAAGGACCAAGAACAAACTATAAAACAAAAAGTTATAAACAAATAACAGCTAATGCAAGATATCAAAATAAAAAATTAGGAAAGCAATATACTAATGGGTTAAAACGTGGAGTAGTAACAAACAGTTACTAAAATTAAAAATGGATTTGGATCAACTTCAAGTGGGTGGATTGCATTAAATTATTGTACAAAAATGTAAAATAAAAGGCAGAGATTATTCTGCCTTTTCTATATTATTATTATCGTCTATTGTAAATTTTAAAAGTGGTTGGTTAGATAAATTATTATGAAGAATATAAAGATAAATTTTACCAAAAATGGCTTCATAGTCTTTAGGACTATTATGGTCGAATGAAATTTCATGAGTATGCCCCTCTTTAAAATGAATTAATGTTTTTTCTGTATCTAATAAATTTAAATAATTAGTCTCTTTATTATCAGTAATAAAATAAAAATATTTATTTAAAGATGATTCATTATTATTTACTATTTTTTCTAAAAATATATATTTCATATAAATCGCTCCTTTTTTCTAATTATAACATATCAAATATAAAATTTATGTCGAATATTGTCAATAAAAATAAAATAATGTTTTATGACTAAAAATCAAGGCATATAATTACATTGATTAAAAAATAAAACGGCTTAAAATTGATTTTAAAGGCTTGCTTTTTGGCTAAATATCAAGGAAAAATAAGTTTTACAAAAACTATTGACAAATAAAAAAAATATGCATATAATTTATTAAAGATTAATACAATGTGTATTAATTAAGGAGGTAGATATTATGTATCAAGAATGGTTCCAAGAATATGATAAAATTGTAAGTAGTGAAGATAAAGAAAAACAGTCTAAATAATTAGACTGTTTTTATTTCTTTTGATAATAGTTTTTTTACTTCATTATCCATCCTTTTTTGCATCTTATTTATTTTCTTTTGAGTTTTTATAAGCTTTTTTATATCTTTATTTTTTCTTTTATTCCACATATTGTATACTTGAATAATATTGGTAAAATATTTATCTACATTATTATTGTTGTTTGCTGCAATTAATACAGCCAATATTTTAATTGTTTTCAAAAAAGTTTGATGCAAAGAATCATATATAAATTCAGAACCAGCCGCTTGACTTGTAATAGTTATACAAATAGCTTCTAAATGATTAAGTGTGCTTTCAACTAAAACTGGGAATTTACTGTTAAATTTTTCTTGCTCTTTTTCAGAATATTTTTCATTCAAGAAATTTTGATATTCTTTTTGAGTATCATCTGAACATAAAATATCCTTAAAATTTTTAAATACATCTACATCTTCATTTTCAGTCACAAGTATATCTTCTATTTCAAAAGTTGTAAATTGAGATAAACATTCTGGACGATTATCAAATATACTAGTTATTTTTTGTATATATGAATTTTTTAATAAAGTTTTTGAAATTAATCCCATTTTTTCTATTAAATTATCAGCGAAATCAGTAGCAATTTGAGATGCTTTTTCTTGTTGCCTAGATAATTTACTTTTTATATATTGATGCATAGACCAAATGGCAGTAAAAAATAGACCTGCTAGAGTAATCCAAGTTCCCCAATTGCTTAAAGAAATTTTAAATATATATATTTCTTGTGATTGAACTTCATTTGGATTTTGAATATCACATAATTTAAAAAATATAAGTGATAAAAGTAAAAAAATACTAACTAAAAATATTATTGGTATAATTTTAATAAATTTAAAAAAATATTTCATAAAATTAATTTTACATTCATTATGCAATGTGATAAATTTATTTTTAATTTTATTAATATAACAATTCATTTCAACATCCTCCAAATATAATTAAAAGTATTATATAAGGCAAAATACAATAAGTCAATATATTTTCCAAAATATTCCAAATTCTTCGACCTCATTCGACACACTAATTTAACATAATGTGCTATAATCTATGTAGAGGTGATGAAATATGAAAGAAGCATATAACAAATCACTACAAATGATAAAAATATTAAAAGTAAAAGATGAGGAAGAGTATAATAGACTGCTAAAATATTATTTGGTATTATCATCAGAAAGTTTAAAAGCAATGTCAAAAACAAGAAGATTCAAGAAAATAATAAAAATAGCAAATGAAAGTGAATAATGTAAAACATCTCTAGCAATAATAAAGCTAGAGGTGTTTTTAAATGATTGTAGAATTAAAAATAAAAGAAATAAGAGAAAGTATGGGGATATCACTAAGAGAATTATCAGAAGAAACAGGAATAGAAAGACATAGACTAGCAGAAATAGAAGAAGATGTAGATAAAATATTATTTATAGAAATGTTAGTAATAGCAGAAAATTTGGGTAAAAAAATAACGGACTTATACAGCACTGGAAACTTAGAGCTACAATAGATGTAGCTATTTTTAGTGTAAAACCCAAAATTCGACAAAATATGACTTTCATAAAAGAAAAAGGCACTTTCATAAAACGTTTAAACATTTTGGTAAAAACTAGTATACAATAATTACATCAAAAGACGTCGGATGAAATAAATAACAGGAGTATAAAATGAAAATTGTCGAAGAAAATTATGGAAAAACATTTACAAAAAATAATGGAAAGGGTATAATCAAAAATAATAATAATTTATTATTAACAAAAGATAGTTATAACCGATACTTTGGTGAAAGCGGGGGATTGGTTATGAAAAAAACAAAAGTTATTGTGTTAAATAGGGTATTAAATGGATTAAGTTTTAAAGAAAAAATTTTAGTAAGAATGTTTTCAAAAACATTCTCAAAAGTATATAGAAAAGGCATGATTGAATGTTTTAATTATTACAACAAATAG